TAAATAATAAAAGTAGTAGCACGGCCGCCGCAGGCGGCTGCGACATTTTGTCGCATTGACATTGTGGACAATGTATGTCTTGGACTGTGCTAATAATGTGTCAATATGTGCTAGGTCTAGGCGTAAAAAAACCCCCTATGAAGGGGGCTTTGTTCTCGGTTCGTGGTTCTTGGTTTAATTAAAACCTAGCTTCTTAAAGTATTTATTTATTTTTTGATCTAGTAATTCTCTACTATAAACATAAGCGCCGTCTATCTTTCCTTTATCATGATATGAGTAAGTTTCAACGACTTGAGTTAATAAAATTAAAGCTTCTTCCTTTTCTATTTGTACCTTTTCTAATTCAGTCATTTTGTTCCTTTCTATTAATCGTGGCCCGAGCTTATCAGAACTAGGGCCACGAAGCAAGGTTAATAATTCTGTATTATAAAACCTTTGGGCTTTGGGTTTGTAATTTCAATAACTGTTGTCAGTTCTCGGATCTGGTCAAGGTTTTCAACTGGTTCGTAGTTCTTGTTATATTCTTCAATGTTTTCATATTCTGTATAATCACAGCAAATGGCTATTGGATCATATTGAAGCTGTTCGCCTGTATCAAGTTCTAACTCTTCAAAATAATCATATAAAGCAAATTGAGCTTCAAAGCTAAATTGATTTTTATAAGTGTTAGATTGTCTGAACCAGTTAATAAATCTGGTTCTTGTTACTGTTTCAATCATAATGTTTCCTTTCTATTTATCCTATCTTTATAGGATAATGGAAACAAAGTCAATACCCTGCGACAATATGTCGCAAGGTATTTTTTCATAGTAAGGAGGTTATGAAACTATTTATTTAGTTTTTCTAAAAATTCTTTTAATTGCATTTTCTCGAATATATCAAATAAACTCATTTGTTTTGGTTCTTGCTCCTCGAACAATTCTAATTGTTTCGGGTCTAAATCGCCGTTATCAATATTTGTCTGTATTCTTAAATCAGGCATTTTGTTTTTTCCTTTCTGTCATTTTAGCCATATCAATATGTTTATAAACATCTGTTAAAGTTGCTTCGTCTTTAAAAAATATTCTTATTAATTCATCATTGTCGCCATAAACACCATAAGAATTTTTATTCTCAATAATGTCATATCCTCTATATATTAAATTAGGCATTTTGTTTCCTTTCTTTTAACTTGTCCCATGTTTATAGGACAATGGAACAAGTGTCAAGTCTTTTTTTAAACTTCTTTCGTTATGAACCAATTATTAGTCGCTGTTCTATAACCTTGTTTATCTTTATCAAAATAAACTTTACAAGTATTGCCAGAACTCTTGGCAATAAATTCTCGGTTCTTTTCGTCGAACATATCTAATTCTCGTTTAATTAACTTTTGATCTTTATTTGAAAAGTATTGTATAAAGTGTTTCATTTTTAATCCTTTCTAATTATTATCCCATGTATATAGGATAATGGTTATCTTGTCAAGTTTTAATATTCTTTTCCAATTAATCGAACCTCGCCATGAATTTCATAACCAGTTTCGCCAGTATCACTTATATCAATACTATTAAGCCAGTAATTAGGGCAACCATTATCTTTTTCTTCTATAACTCTTACTGATAGTGCTTTATCTTCTATTTGTTGCAATTTTTTAATTAATTCTTTGACCGTCATTTTGTTTCCTTTCTTTTATTATCCCATTTATATAGGATAGTTATTCACATGTCAAGTAAAAAATGGGCGACTGTCGGAAGATCAATCGCCCAAGTTTTTTGAGCCACGATGAAAGGAAACTAAATCGTGGCCCACGAATCGTGAAACCATGCCCATAACTTTGGTTCACGAAAATATGTAACATTCAAGTTTATTGTATATCCTTTCATTATTCCATTTTTTTGGGTCAAGGAGCAAGGAGCAAGGACATTTGAAACCCAGATCCTTTAACTCTCGCCCTTTGTCGCCGTCGTACAGTTTAAGAACCTTTGACCTCGTATCTCGGACAATATAATAATTTTTCCCTTTTTCTTGAAAGTGTTTGAAATTCCATGAGATTTGTAGAGGAGAAAGATTAATTGAATTTTGTTTAATACATTTTAATTCAAGCCAAATTGACACTCCTCCCTTAATTCCATATAAATCTGGCACGCCACCACCATGTCTATTTTCAATTCTAGTCCATTGGGCGTCAATATTTTTCATTATATCACGCCCAAAGATTGTTTCTGGTTTAGTAGTCAATTTTAGTCTTCTGGTCTGTCTTCACTTGGAGGAGCAATCGCCGGAAGTGGACGCTGCCAAGACAATCCAAGCGGTTTTAATATATCCCCTAGCAAATCTTTTAAATCTGAACCAACATGGGCTTCCATAACGCTATCGTTAGCGTTAGTTTTAACCGCCCTTAAATATGATATACGCTTGCCAATAGGAAGTTTTTCAGCTTCTTTTTCAGCCAGTTTTTCAGCCCAAGTTCTAATTTGTTCCTGACATTTTTTAGGAGTAATATTGCTTGATCTTTCATTACTATCAAAATTATAGTCTAAAGATTTTTTATAAGATACTTTTTTTCTTGAAATACGCCTAAAAAAAGTTTTTGCCTTATTTCTAGCTTTTTCAAGTTCCTGTTCAGCTTCTTCTAAACTAGATATAATTACATCAGCGCCAATCTTTTTAGCTAGATTTTTTTCCGCTGATTCAGTCATATCCGCAATAGTAGAAGATAATAACATTTCCTCTTTCTCTATTTCGGGTTCTAAAAGGTCTCTAATTTTCCTTTGAAAATGTTCCCTTTGATATACTTTCATTTCAGCCATAATTTTTCCTTTCTTGTTATGGTTTATTTCCCATTAACATGGGAGTAATTAATTGTCAAGCACAAAACCAGAATAATCTTTCCTAGCTTTCCCTTTTGCTACTAATCCAGCAATCGTATTTTTAATATCTAAAAATCTCAAATCATGTAAATCAGCATTTATGACTTTATATCCTTTGTATTTTTTTGGTAAAGATTTTCTAAATACCGCTGATATATTTCCGCCTTTTTTCAAAATATCAAATGCCTCTTTTTTATTATCTTCATTTAATGAATATGTAATATGATAATTACTTGGCAATTTCCCATTAACATAAGATAAAGCCCTTTTATAAATTTTTGAATAATCGTAAAAAGTAATATTTTTAAATTCTTCCATTAATCCTGTATTTTCCCATGATATATCAGAAGTACCATTTAATCTTATACAAGGGACTAAATTTCTACTTTCAGCTTTTGCTATAAATGATTTAATTTCTTTTCGTATTTGATTTAAAAATGTTTCTCTTTCTTGAATATACCACCTCGTTTTATTTATTCTTCCTTGCTTAACACTATCAAAAGCGCCATGCCCCGCAGTGTATAAACACGCTTTTTTACAACCCTTTGAAGCCATAGGACAAACATTAAATCCGCTTTCATTACTAGGAGCAAGATAGAGAATAGCTGTTAAATATCCATATTTTTGGCCTTTTACAGTTTTGGCGTTATTATCAATATTTAATAACTTTTTAGATTTGATAAATTTTAATTTCTTCATATCTCTAAACTTTCTCCCTCGCTAATATAAATTTCCACTTGTCCCTCATTTTCATAAACACCTAAAAAATCATATGACATTAATTTATTTTCATTAGAATAAATTACACAGTTTTTTTCATCCCCATAATCATATTTTTTAATATGATCTATTAAATCTTGTAGTTTCATAAATTATCCTTTCTGTTTTTATCCCGCTGTAGCTGAAATGCATTTTATTTTTATTCAGCATATCCAAGTAGCGAACTTGACAAGCAATACAGCGGGTGTACATTATCCTATATAGTTAGGATAAAATAAAAGTCAAGTTATTTTTTTTCTTTTTTCTATTGACTTATGAATTATATGGGATTATATGAGATATATTAGTTTGGTTTCTGACAATGAAAAGTCTTAAATGACATTACAGGCTACCAGATATAAAAACATACCTGTCCCAATGAATTGACATTGTGGGTATAAAATATGCCAAACTAATACAAAGAAAGGATTAAAAATGAAAGTAAAAGATTTATTAGATATACAAGAAGTATTGGAAAAAAGAAAAATACCTTGTGATTTATGCGACGACGAATTAAATCAGCATTACTCACAATCTAAAGAAGAATTTATAAATATTTTAGATATGGACTTAATTCATTTAATTAGATCATATTCTAAATGTTTGGATATGGGAAAAGTAAGTGATCAAAATTTAATAACCCAAAAATTAGATACAATAATTGATACTAGCTATGAATTAAGGGGGATAATAAAAAATGAGTAAAATTAAAAATTTAGAAAAATGTATCAAAGAAAATTTATCTCAACTTAATTTAGATGAATTAAGTTATATTAACAAAAAAATTGATGATATTATTAACCAAAAAATTGTTATTGATGAAGAAGAAAATAAGGATAATTTATGAATATTGAAGAAGCATTAAACTATATTAGAAACGCAAAGGACTATTGGGCTGAAGAATCTGATTATGATAAAAAAGAACAAGATGTCAAAAAAACTGATGAAGCATTTGATTTAATAGTTAAATTATTAAAGAAAGGATAATTTATGAGGAAATATACAGTTATTCAAACTTATACAGCCCAAGACATTTGGAAGAATGTTGAAGCAAAAGATAAACAAGAAGCCATTGATATATGTATGGGTGGTCGTGATGTTGATGAAACCAATCACGAAGATACATTTACAGAAGTCGAGGAGGAAAAATGAGAAAAATTTGGACTGACGAAGATATTGAACGCGCCGAAGATTTAAAGAAGATTTACAGCGCAACACAAGTCGGACACATATTTGGAACAACAAAAAATTCTATACTAGGTGTTTTATATAGAAAGAAAATAAAAGAAGGATATATACCGCCTGTAGATTCTAAATATACAGGGAAAAAAGAAAATTATCCTAAACATTTAGTAAGAAAGGATTAAAAATGACTGAAGAATTATTTTGGAAGCGTGTTTCTAACTTATGGAGAATATATACTAGCATTACAGACGATCTAGTATATAGAGCCATGTGGGAGAAGAAATTAAAAGAATTAATGGAGAAAGGATTTGAAAATGGAAAGAACTGAAATAGGAATTGGAAATATGAGAATAGATGTCGTTGATGATAATGCTGTCTATATCAATTTAAATGGCTACACTTACTACATTGACGATTCAACAAACGAGCAACTACTAGAAAAATGGAAAGAAGAGGAGAAGTAAAATGAAATATGAACAACAAGATAATAGAGTGTGTATGCACTATGTAACAGATAGAATAATGAATATTTTATCTGAACCAAAAAAAGAAATGGAGAAAGCGTTAAAGGAATTTCATGAGGAAATGGTCTATAACTTGGGAATTAACTCAATGCACAATCATTTTGGAGAAAAAGATGACCAAAGATAATTTTTTAATGCCAGACTATTATAATACAAGCAAACCAAAGAAAGAGGATAAAATGGTTAAAAGAAAATGTTTTTACTGTAATAAAGAAAAAGAAATGGGAGTATTTGAGAGATATTGCAGTGTTATTTGTAGAACAAATGGCACTAAAAATTATAATAGCACATATAAAGTGGGGTATTGATGATACACCCATTTGAGTTTATATGGGGAATTGTAGAATACTTTTGTGTATTCTTTACTTTTTCTTGGATTTTATTTCAATTTTATAGAGTGGGACTACTTGCTTCCAGATTTATCAAATTCGTCGTTAGTAAGTGAATTATCCTCTATTTCTTTAATTTCAACACCAATAGCTTCGCCATTGATAACATTATGATCTCGGATCTCTTTTAGTTTAGCTTCAAGTTCTGGTCTAGTCATGTTGTCAAGCGAGGCTGTTACAACTTCTTTACGATCAACATAAAAACCCGCTAATTGACCTCTACGATATTCGGCCTGGACAGCAGGACCTAATTGTCCATTTGTTACTGCATGATCTCTTAATCTTGATAATTCTCTTGAATGTTTAACAAAATCTATTTTACTTGCTTCAGCATATTCTCGCTGCAAATTTTCAATTGCTTCTACAACTTTTGGAAAGTATTTGGGATTTCTTAGGTTACAAGATTGTGAAACAGCAGACTTTTCGGAATATCCGGCCTGTTTTGCACATTCTGTAGCTGTTAATCTACCATTTTCTTTAACAAATATCTCTACAAAGGCTCTTTGTTTAGGCGTAAGCGCGCCATTTCTAATTTTAGGCATGTTTTTACTTTAATACATTTTTTAACTTCTGTATAGATTATTTTAAACACTACTAATAATATAATATTATACTTTCATACCAAAAATCTTATCTATTTTGATGGGATAATTTGATATAAGGTTACGTCTGGTTACGTCTAGGTTACGTGGTAAAAGTAACCATATTATTGTTATATTTCAATAGTTTATTGCTATGGTTACGTGGTTACGTCATATTTGAGAAAAAATAAAAATTATTTTTTATTTCAGTTTAAAATAATCTATACAATATGCTTTTGCCTCTTGAGGGATTTGTGTGAACGCACCCCCAACCTTTTCTCGCCTAACCACATTTTCAGGGGTTTTAACTAATACTTTGGAACTATCGTTGGTTATCTCAGACATTTGTCCATACCTCCCCAACAACATGCCTTACAACTTAGGTACTGTTGTTCAGCCAAAGAGAATAATAAATTGATCGTTTTATTATTTAAAAGCATATATCCTATATACTTATAATTTATCCCAAGTCAAGCATATTTTTAAAAAAATGTGTAAAATTTGTCCATTGTCCGTGCTCCAAAATTATGGTATCTATATCAGATGAACCGAGCAGATATAGTTGATTTATATTGCGACGACGAACCTGATATACTTTTCGCGGAAGGCTATGATGAAGCAATTGCCGGAACAATATGGGACGGAGAAAGAACAAGAGTAGTTTACGACACGG